TCCAGTGTAACGATTGTGGCAAGTGGCTCAGAGGAGATAAAGCTATTGAGAAAACTACTTATAAGTCTATATAATAGACTAGGTGAATTTCTTATCAAGGGTGAGATAAAGAAGTTAAAGTCAAAGTCTGTTGAATATCCTGAAGGCCCGTTTTATAAAGCCAACCGCAACTCCTTGTCATACATGACTTCCACCATGTATGACGAGGAGGAGGATATAGAGATTAACGTTAAGTACATATGCTCCTGTGATGAATACGTTTATGAGATGAACGTTGAAGGTAGCTTTGCTTGCATCCACTGTGATTCAATTTGCAAGCAAAAAGGTTGCGCTATATGTCAAGCTTTGAATGAAAGGGATTTGTGGTCTGATGCCAATTTATAACTATAAGTGCAAGCAATGCTTGAAGGTTTATAGCGAAACTAGGGGTATGCAGGAGGAGTCCAGAATGGGCAATTGTACAGACTGCAAGCTCCCAGTTATCAGGCTTTACGAGGTAAGGGGTATATCCTTTAGGGGGGATGGCTTTTACTCGAATGACAAGAAGACAACAATAGAGTTTAATGGATAAGGTATACTAGTATATTGGAAAGGTAGCAAATGAAAAGACTACAAGAATTTAGCCAAGACCTATACGACCAGACTTCTGGTGACGAAAAGGCCCTTGTTGACGCAATGCTAGCGGTTGTAGAGGAGTTTGGCAAGTTCCAGTCTGAGGGTAGCTCAATCAATGCTGGCTATGACAACGCACAGAATAATCCAAACCTAGAGATTGGTGTCAAGTGTGGCAACTGTGTATTTCACATGGGTGAGGGCGAAGATATTGAATGTTCAGCAATTGAGCAAGACATTGAAGAAGATGGCGCTTGTAGATTTGCAGCTATCCCACCAGGATTAGTTAGTGTTCGTGAAGCTACCATGAGCGAAGCAGAAACTTACAAGGTGCCAGCTGGAGTGCAGTCTGCTGCAAAGAGAGCATTAAAGTGGATTGGCGAAGGTAAAGCAGGAAGTGGATTTACCTCAACTGGCAGACGTAGAGCTTCTCAGCTAGCTGCTGGCGGAAGTGTTACTAGAGATGTGGTTGCAAGAATGAAGTCGTACCTTGCAAGACACAATGGAGACAAGAAGGCAACAGGATTTAACTCAGGCGAAGAAGGATACCCATCACCAGGCCGTGTTGCTTGGGATGCTTGGGGTGGCACAGCAGGACAGGCTTGGGTAAACAGGATTAAGTTAGACGATAAGTAAAGGGCAAAAATAAAACCCCCAGTAAATTACGCTGGGGGTTTTATTATTTTTGTAATTACATATTTGAAATAACAAGATTAAACATAGTTGCTCCAAGTGCAATGAAAGCAAATAATAGAGCTAAGTTTTCTTTAGTCTGACTACGCTGAGTTTCTAGCTTCTGAACGTCAAGCTCAAGGTCCTGCATATCATTTTTAATCTCTGTAATCTGCACATCCTGTGCATCGGACTTGCGCTCTAGACGCTCGATGGAACTACGCACTGACTTAATACCTTCCTCAATGCGCCCAATAGCAACTAGAACTTCTGTGTAATCTTCTGGCATTTTAAACTACTTTTTGTCGTCTCCAGTTGGAACATTTCTAAATGCCATGGCGGAACCGCTCAAGCCTAGAATTGCTGTTGCTATGGCAATAATGTGTCCAGCAACATCCCCCGAAACAATGTTAAGTACAGTTAGTAGTGGTACAACTGCTACGATGATTCCGTAAATCCATCTGCGCTGTTCTGGTGTTGGGTTTAATTTCATTTTGTCTTCTTTCGTTATTATAGAGCTATCCATTTTAAAGCAAGGCTTTGCGCTGTAGTTCCGCTGATTCTAACTACTTTAGCCTGAAACTGGCTTGATGTTACGCTGTGAATTGTGGCAGTGTGGGGACTTGCGGTGCTTGGACCAGAGATACAGGCAACAACTACTGGTGCAGCACTAAAATATCCAGATGGAAATGGTACCGTTATATTTACAGCAGTAGATGTATCGCTTGGTCCAGTAAAGGAAAATGAACCAGATGCTGGAAGGGAAACTTGACTTTTAAAATCTTGTAGGTCAGCATCAACTGAATCAACATCAGCCTGAACAACGCCTATTGCAGTATTAGTTGTTCCAGCCAGCGAAGCAAAATGAGTCTCCAGTGGAGCAATGTTATCACCTGATGTTGGGTAGGTTATTCCCCTTGATGTTTGTGCCATAGCTCTATTATACCTTATCCTTATCCTCAAGAGATTTGATTCTACTTGACAGTGATTTAATTAATTCATCTTGATGTTTAATTGCTGATAGTAATGCCGTTGATAACTCTGCGTAGTAAACACCATCTGGTATTTTTTTACCATCTTCATCTGTGGTATAAGCAACAAAATCAGTAAGAGATGTTTCCGCCAAGTCCTCAGCTATAAAGCCAGGATAGTATCTTGCATCCTCATCATTACTTGCTTCGTTTTTAAGTCTAAATCTTTTAGGCTCTAGCGATAAAAGTTCATTGTAATTAACCTGTAGTGGTTCTATGTCTTGCTTATACCTTTCAGAAGACGTTGTTCTAATGACCTGACCAGTATTATCAATCGAAGCACCAGTAGTTCCGCCACCACTAAGACCGCTTATAATTAAACTAGGTTTAATAATTACTGGACTTGCTGGTATGGGCGCACCGCCCGAAGGAAAAGATGTTGGTAGGTTTTCTAGAACCATTGCATACCTAAGAATAAATTCACTAGAAGAAACGAGAGAGCCATCAATATTTATAATACCAGATTTGCTGGCAAAACCATCGCTTTGATTGTAAATTTTAGAAACTATTCTCTCTGGGTATTCTACTCTTTCTGTTGGGTTAGTTATTTGAAAATCAATTCTTGGAGATGTTAAAATTTCACCAGTTAAATTATCAAGATTAACTTTATACTTACTGTCAACTTCAGAAAGTTTTTCAATTTCTGTTACGGTTTCATCTAGTCTATTGTAAGAGGCTTGTAGTTGCGAGTCTGCTGAGTTAGTGTTTCTTTTTTGTTTAGCAGCTTCGGTCTCTAAAAGCTCTAGTCTTTCTTGAATTTGTCTACCCCATTGTTGAGATGAAATTGGCAGATTGCTGTATGGGAATACGCTACTCATTATGCTCCAATCTTTGGTATTACTGTAAACTCATTAAACTTTAAGGCTTCATTTGGATATAAAGCTGGGTCTTTAACTACGCTTTTAAAATTGTTAAAAGTTTTACCAGACCAAATTGCGTTCCACTCAGTAAACGACAGATTGGGAGAACTTTTTAGATTTGTAGAGGCATCTGTAAAGCTGGCTGTTTCTATTCTGTACTGGTTTAGCTCAAATTGAGTCATAGAGCCTACGTCTCCAAAGATAACACCCTGAGCCACCTGCTGGTTTAGCGTCAGCACAGGGCCGCAGTTCCTTTGAGCTGCAGCCACCCCGCGTGTGCTACAGTTAAAACCGTTAGTTATAAATATGTTATCAATCGTTGGCGCTGCTGCGGCTGAGGTGTATTCAGATGATGAGCCAGTAAGAAAAACAGTTTCTTTTTTGTCATAGAATACACCAGTCCCAGTTAGCCAAAGAGCTGGATAATCTGTGTCACCAGAAGATTCTACTCCAATTTTGTATGGAGCAAAGGCCGTTTGAGTTTCATCTGCTGCTCTAGGCAAACCAGTAAGTTTTGGTGCTGTAATAACCAAGTCTATTTGTCCAGCAGGTAACCCATTCCCGCTTTCATCTATGTCTGTTAGAATAACAGAGCCACCGTTACTAGTCCACTGCTCTGGTTTAATTGGCAAATTATCCACTCCAACAATTACATACTCCCCACGTGTGCCGCTTATAGGACCACTTACGTATGGGTCTGGAAATGTTCTAGATATTTGCTCAACACATACTGGTTGATTAAAGTCTGTAAAACTAACGTCTACTGTAAACCTTTTTCTAAGAACCTCACCAGGATTTACTTGCATTGAGTCGCTAATGCTTGAGTTAAATCTTTCCTTTAATGGTTTAGAATTATCGTAGTTAGATAACTCGTAAAATACTTTATTAGTTCCAAAAGAGGTGTTGTAATTAAATACACTTACAGACTCGGTAGTCTCAAAAGACTCTATGTTTATTGACTCAGATATCAAGTTTCTTTTAATGTCTTTTTGTTGTTGATTAGCTTTTCTAAAAACAAGGTCATCTTCTACAATTAGCATTTCTATACCAACATTGTTCGTTGTGCTTGCACTAACTCCAGAGCATAACTCTTTTAGCTTTTGCCAGACAATTCCCTTCCAGCCGATAAAGTTTACTGGAACAGCCGATAGTTCGGTTCTAAAGGCTGTGTCAATTACTGGGGTAACATTTACTAACTCGCAGTAAAACTCTATTGCCGTAAGTAGAGTAGCACCAGCTCCTCCAACTGGAGGTGATTGTCTTTCTGAGTTTAGCCTTGACTGAATCGTGTCACCAGTTATATAAGTAGTGTCTAAGTTTTTTGAAACACTCTTTACTGTAAACTTAACATCACCAAGCAAGTCGTTACTTAGTGTCATTTCATTGTTGATTAATAGTTTACTGTCTACAAACGGGTCAGTTTCTCCATCAGCAGAAAGTGCGGTAATAGTTACTTGGCTTGTTGCACCAGCAGAAGAGCTTGGCTCAAGTGAGGTAACTTCTTCCGAGTAATTATAGTTGATAATACTGTTTGGTTTTACAGAACCATTACCAGATACGTTGGTTAATTTTACTGGCATTACGCCTCCGCAAATGTTGCAGACATACCTATCTGTCCATCATTGATGTTGGCTGAGTAGTATTCTATTTCTGGAAATGAAGCAAACTGCAGGCCAGTAGTTCCCCTACCAGAAAGAAATTCGCCAGTTTGTGGAAATGTCCCAGTTGGCAATATCTGTGCAATTAAGCCACTAATGTGAAAGGTGCAAGAAGCTGTAGCTATCTTGGCTAAATAAAATTCAACCTTGTCTGCAACTGTGCTAGAAAAAGAAGTGTTGACTCTAGTGCTTGAGTTTACACCAAGTGGAGTAATCGTAGTTAGTGTTCCAGTCGCACCATTTTTATATGGTTGAGCACGAACAGCTCCAGTCACACCATGCTGACCATGAAAACCAAGCCAGAGCGTGTAACCTGCTGGGATGTAAAATGTAACCCTTTCACTTTCCGCTGTTGGCGCACCCGCAGCAGTGAACTTTGCGGATTGAGCTGGATAGCCTTGCGTGTTGGCACCCACTAAACCAGATATGCTAGCGGTTGTTACTACTTCTTTTGTCACAGGAGCAGCGTCTGGGCAAATTGCCTCCCAGTCTGTTTCGATTGACATGAAAGGTGCGGCCCAGGCTGGAGAAAAAAGGTTGCTAGTAGTAGCATATGGGTCGTTCCAGAACAGCTTGCTGTTTCCGTATAGCCCATCTGAAAAATCTTTTATAACCTGAAGGCTGTCTTCTAGGTTAGGTGCATTTATTGACCCCACCCAAGACATCTCAAAACGCCTGTGAGAGGCATCAGAACGCCTTACAAAAGTACTTCCGCTAAGAAGTTGTTGTTCTGAAATATAACCCGCTGACGAGGCTTTCATGCCCGATTGAGGGGCATTTATCCATAGCTGCTTTTGGTCGTTGCCAAAGTAGACTTTACCTGCCATTATCTAGCGCCTCTCTGTGCCAGTAGCACGTTTCCAGCATTAGCTGAAGATGCAATTTTGGCGTTTTCTGTGTATAGTGAGATTGGCCTGTCAATAGCGTTTCTTAGCAAGGCCCTGTCTTCTGGAGATAAGTATACCATACCACCCATTCCGCCACCAGAACCACCCATCTGAACTTGCATTTGATTTAGTGAGTTCATAAAATCTGTGCCGTAATACTTAACAGCGTTAGCCCTTAGAACGTATTCTCCGTTTGACAGTCTTGCTGGAACAGAGTCTGATGTTGAACTTCCTGGGCCTTGAACTAGACCTCCGCTGGCTAACTTTAAATAGCCGATTCCGCCACCACCGCCACCACGAGCTGTCAAAAGAGACAAAATTGCATTTGCCTGAGCTGTTGTTATTGTTGCAAGGAATGAGTTAATTTTTCTTTCCATAGAATCAGCGGTTCCGCTAGTAGCCCCAGCAAGTCTTCTGACCTCGTTAGACACCCTGGAGTCACCCATGTTTGCACGTACTCTGTCAGCGTCACTTACTTGTATAGGTGCTGAAGGGGAGCCTGGTCCACCAGCTCCACCAGCTCCACCAAATCTACCAGGATTTGGCGTTATTGGTAGTGCGGGAGCTGGAGAGCTTGGCGTTGCTGAAAGTAATCTTGCAAGTTCAGCATTTGCATCTTTTACAAAGTCAATAATAGCTTGCTTGGCTGGGTCAGTATTTACTTTTAGTACTATATCTTTAGGTAGGTTATTTATTATAGTGGTAAAGTCTTTTTTAAATGCGTCAGTGTAATCAATAAGCTCTTCTCTTGCAAAGCCCATCTGTTCACCCTGAGCCAAGAACTCATCTGCAAGCTCAGCAGCTTTTGTGTTTAAGGCTTCTGAGGAAATACCAGTAGCAGCAAGTGATGTTAAGTATTCGTTATAGCTACTGACCAGACCACGAATAGTTGACCTGTTCTCTATTGCATACTTACTGTTTCCAACCAGGCTCTTGTTTGTTATTTGCTGAGCATCTGCAATTTCTTGTTGTTTCTCAGCAATATCCGATTCAGTTCTTGCAATCTGTGCCCTTAATGCTTCTGCACGAAGGGTGTCTCCATATCTAATTGCGATTCTTAGCTGGTATTCTAGAACAGACTTGTTTGCGCCCATTTCATTTATAGAGGCGTTGGCTTCATCAATTGACCTTCTGGCTGTCTCTGCAGATTCAGCAATTGCATCCCAAGCGCTACTAATTGAGTCCCTTGCGTCTTGTCTTGCGTATCTGTTATTAAGTGCATCATCAAGCACAGAGGCTAGGTCACTAACGTAATCGGTAATTGTAGTCAGCTTCTTAGATGCTTGACCAGCTTCGTTTATGGTATCAACCATAGCCTGAATTACATCACTTGTTGCGGTGCCGCTTTTACCAGTTGCTTTTATTGCTTGGTCAACCATTTCAAATGCAGTCTGAGATGTTATGCCTAGTCTAATCATCGCTTGACGTAAAGATGCAAGGTTGTTTGCTAGGGATTGAGGACTTCCAGCTAAGCTATCTTTTAGGCTAAAGATTACATCACGAAGTGATTTAAGATTTGACCTTCCAGTATCAGTAAAGCTGTTTACTGCTTTTCCGTTTTCTTCTAATGATTTACCAAGTGAATCAAAGGAAGTTTCTAGGTCGGTAGTAGCATCAAGTTTTTCGAAAGCTTTTTCAAAAGCTTTTGTCATTTTTTCCAAAGCGGTCTGAGCTTTACCAGCTCCAGTGGATACTGATTTAAATCCAGAATCCAAAGAAGCAAAGTTTATAACAGCTTTCTGTGCAACTACACCAGTTTCGGCAATTGCCATGTCTAACATGTCGAAAGCTAAGGCACCACCCATACCCATTTGAATCATATACTCACGAAGAGCAAGAAGGTTATTAGCTAATAGCTGAGCGTCTCCACCAAAAGCCGTTACGTAAGATTCAATTGTAGACTGAAGGGCTGTTATGTTTGCCCTTCCGCTTACGCTGTATTCGTCCCAGGCTGCACCGTTTTCCTTTAAGGCTTTGCCCAAATTAAATAGAGAGTCTTGAGCTTTAACTGAGTTTGCAATTGGTTCAAGACCTTGTTTAATAAAGGCCATAAGCTCTTCTTTTGCTGCTTTAGTTTCTGCTATTAATTTTTCTTCAGCATCAGTTACTGCATCAAGTCCAACTACTGAACCCTCTGAAGCATCTGAGGCTTGAATAAGAGCTGAGGCTATCTCTCCAATAATAACTGCAGCAAGACCAATACCAGTAGCTGCTAGTGCTAATTTAAATACACTAAGTGCTTTAGATAGTAGGCCAACTCCACCAGCGGCAACTGTAGCACCACCACCCATACCAACAAACCCAGTGGTTGCTGCAGCTGTAGTTCCAGTTAGTGTTGCTAACTGAGTTTTTAGAAAAAGTACTGAGCCGCTAAAGCTAATGTTCATTGCTTGTAATGAAACAAACGCTGTCCTCATTGCCGCAAAGCCAGCACCGCTTAGTGCAAATATTGCAAGTAGACCAAGAAAAGCTGCACCTAGTGCGGATATAACTATTGTAGCCTGAACAAAACCTCTAAAAAATTCACTGTTTTCAGAGGCGCGTGTAAGTACATCGTTAAATCTTGTTATAGTGTCAACTATTCCGCCAATTAAATTCATAAAACTTTCGTCACCAGCTGCGGAAGCAAGTAAGTTCTCAAAAGAGTTTTTGAGCATTTCAAGTTTTGATGTGAGGTCCTCTACGATTGCACCAAAAGAAACGTCAAGGAAAGTACCCTCTAGACCAGCCTCTCTTGCAATTTCAATTGTACCCTTTATCTGCTCGCCAACAGCACCTATCTTATCTCTACTGCCAAAGATTGAATCAACGTCTCCCGCCAGTGCAGTTAGACCCTTAGATGTTCTAATGCCGTCTAAACCAATTGCTCTTAATTCTTTTGGTATGTCGCTGTCGGATAAACCCCGAACAAACTCTTCAAATACCTTCGATGCTCCACCGTCTTTATTTGACCATCCATCAGCAAAGTCTTTAGCTGACATTCCAGAAATTTGTGCAAATCTTTGCAACCTTTGGTTTCCAGTTTCCGTGACCTTACTAAAGCTAGCAACGGCTGTGCTAATCTCGCTAAAGGTTCTTACAATAACCCCACGTGTTTCCTCTGGTGCAATTTTTAGGGATGCGAATGATGCGGATAGTCCAATAATTTCAGAAGCACTTAGACCTGCAGCTTTTGCTACTGCTGCAAATTGACCAGCGGTATTAATAATCTGTTGCTCAGTAGCAGCTGATTCCACACCTACTTTAGCAATTGCAGAGCCAAGGGACTCAAATTGTTTACCATTTAATCCCAATAGATTTTGTAACTTACCAAAACCCATTGATGCTTCTTCAGCAGACATTCCAGTAATTGCCGTAAACTTTGCAACCACCTCGGTAAACTTAGCTATGTCAGCAGCCTGAATACCAAGCTGAGAACCAAGCATACCTATTTTTGTTAACTCAGCAAATGAAACTGGTATTGTAGTTGAGAGGGCTAGTAATTCTTTTCTCAGAGATTCAAGTTGCTCTGTGGTTACATCTCCAATAAGAGTTTTTTGAATTTGAGAGAAAGCAGATTCCTGGGCAGCTGCCGCCATTACGCTTGCAGATGCATATTGCATCAAAGCTTGAGAGGCCTGCTGAGTCGCTGAGGCCACATCATAAAGGGCATACCTAAGCGTGATAGATTTGTTCTGCAACTCAGAGAGTGCTTTTTGCTTAATCTTAGCTTGAGTTGAATCTATGAGACTAGGCTGTGCTGCACGAATTGCTGACTGTGTGTCTGAAACTCCAGCCATAAGCATGGATGATTGTTTTACAGTAGCCTGGGTTCCCTTTGCGCCAGTACCAGCTAGGCTTACCTTTCCAGCTTTTTGAAGTTTTTCTACTTCTGCAACTAGCTGAGCTGCTTTCTTTCTAGCAGTCTCAAGCTCCTTTGTAAGCTTCTGACCAAAGCGTTCTGGTGATGTATTTAAAACATCTAGCGTATCCTTGAAAGCTTGCTTTAAATTGCCAAGGTCTTTTTTTGCCGACTTAACGCCAGCTGCAAGCTCTCCAGCTTGCATGCCAATCATTATGTCGTAGCGTTGCTTATCCATTATTTCATTCTATCTTATCTGATAGGCCCTTATAATAGCTAGACCTAGATGGCAATGGGCCATCATCATAAGTATAGGATACTATGTAGGGAAGCTCACCGTGGTTTGCTTTACTCTTTTTCTTGTCCTGTTTATCTCGCCATTTTTCTAGTTCGCCCTTTGCAAAGCACCTTGTAATCTTAATCTTAAAACCAATGTTACTTGCAGTTTCGTTTCTGCATACCCAAATGGGATTGCCGCACTCTGAGCAAGTTTCGTCCTCAAGAATCTGGAGTGCTTCAATTAGCATAAAGTCAAACTCTGTCCAGTCTTGGCTGGGCTGTTCGTGAAACAACATAGCAGTGGGTCTAATCCCAACCTTGAGTGCAGCTTTTATCTTTACGATATACTGCCTGTTACCGTCCCAGGTTAGGACTTCTGTAAAAAACCTGCATCAGTTAACCCCTTAAAGTAGCCAGTGGCTAGGGTTAATTTTTGCATAGTTGCAACAATTTTTTCCCAAGCTTCAGAGCTTAGGTAAGAACGAAGTTCTTCAACATCTTCGCCAGTAAAAACTCTTTCATCAACTTTGCCAGTTGCGTCAGTGACGCTAACAATGTTTGCCGCAACAAGTTCGCACATGTAGTCAATAATCCAGTCAGAGTCATTATCGTCAAACTTTTTCTTAGACTTGTCTTCAATGTTTTCTACTTGCTTCTGGTCAATACCACGCATACTAAAAGTAAGCTTAGATGCTAGGATTTTGTCAGATAGAATTTTTGCTTCAGCTTCAAGCTTCTCGGATTCCTTTGTGTCAGTAGTCTGCACAAGTTTATCATTTAGCTTTGACAGCTCATAGGCACTTTCGACATCAACGTAGACCTCTACGGTGTCTTGAGGGTAGCCCCTACCCTTTACAAATTCGCCAAGGTTAAACTTGCCTGGCTTCTGTGCATCCTCAACAAGGTCTAAGACCTCTTGGAACTCGTTTGGTTCTTCGCTCATTTTACGCCTTTCGTTTGCGCCATTTTAAAATTAGAGATTGGGGGGAGTGAATGGGCGCAAAACTCCCCCCAACCAGTCTATATTAGTTAAGCTACTGTTGCTACGTTTACGCCAAGCTTACCCTGAGGGGCAAAGTTGACCATGAACTTAACAGAGTCTTCACCTTCGGTGTTGTCCATGAAAGCGTCTGCAATAAACTTGTAAGCAGATACGGTCTGGGCAGCAGCGAGTGCAGTTGTTGCAGGTATTCCAATGCGAGTTACCAAGAATCCAACTGGGCGTGAGCCATCAGTTGCAGCCTTGAAAGCCTCAAATGCGTTGTAGTAAGCACCAGATGACTCAGATGTAATTCCACGGAAGAACATTAGGGAGCCAGTGAACTGAGCGAATCCACGCTCTTGCACTGCACCTTCGTCAACAATTCCACGGTCATCAATCTTGTTTGAGTCAGTCGAGCCAAGCTCGTATGAGTCCCAAGCAATTGCTGAGGTTAGGTCAACTGAGCCAGCTGCAGTAAAGTCAGTGATGTCTGGCGCTGCAAGCCAAGCGTCTTCAGTTCCAGTAATGTTTGCGGTTGGGACCCAGTAAACTCTAATCTTACCGTTAGCTGTGGTCTTGGTTCCAACAATTGACTTTAGCTCTGGACCAGTTCCGATTGTTCCAGCGGTGACTGCAACGTTAACTGCTACTTCACCAGTAGTTAGGAAGCGAGCACCGTCACGAATCATTTCGCCGTCTCCGACTAGCTCGACTGGGAAGTCGGTCTTTACGCCGTAGATTGATACTAGCTGTCCAGCAGCAAAAGCTGCATTGTGTGCGTAACCAACACGCTTGATTAGGTAGTACTTTACATCTGGAGCCTTGAACAAGTCACGGAACTTGTTGTAAACTGAGGCTGCTGCTGGGTTCTCATCACGGAATCCATCAAGAGATGCCTCGTAGTTAAAGTAGGTTGGTGTCTGAACGGATGCGTTGTCCACGATGGCTAGTGAGTCATCGCTGTCGGATTCGGTCATGTTCAGTGTGTAATCGTCAGTAACTGCTGGCGAAATGTTAAACACCTTTGTTACTGCGGTAATTTCGGCTAGCGTTGGGGTCTTGTAGTTAACAAATGCGTCTGCGGTAGCAACATAAATACCAACGTTAGGGCGGAGTAGCTTAGTGGGCATCTTCGTTTTCCTCGTTCTCTAATTTGATTGTTGGAGCAGGCTGCTCCTGGACTTCCTCTACTGCTTTGCTTTTAAAGAAGCTAGTAGATTCATTTTTTTTGTTTTTTTCTTTTGGTGCAGCCTCAACCTTATCATCAATTGCAACAAGGTCTTTGCCCAAAACTGGGTGTCCAAGGTAGTGCTCAGGGACACTGGTAGTTTTGCCAGTACGTGTGTTTTTAGCGAAAGCCATTATAATCCTTCCATACTATATTCTATTTTACCATACGGTGTTCACCTTAAAGGTAAACCCAATTTCAGAGACAAAGCGGTTGGGCTTTGAGTCTGCAACCGTATAGGATAGTCCACCGCCAGCTAGCGTCAATTCGCCAGCGTTAGATGGTGCGAAGCCAGTAAGTTTATCTCTTACTAACTGAGTTACCTGCCTAGCAGAACGCTGGGTAGGACCAACACAGGAGACAACTATGTAAGATGACTTCACGTCATACCTACTAGATAGTATTCCTGATGCAGTTGTATCGTCATACATGTCTGCAAATTCTACAACTATGTATGGCAAAATCATTCCGTTAATATCAAACCTAAGCTTTGAATCATCTGGTGCCGTAGTCTCGTAGACATCTTGGGCCAGTTCATTAATCTTAGTTACAATTGCGTCTTGTACGGATAATAGGTCTAGGCTCATCTGTAGTTTACACCTCCAGAATTCTTTCCAGTTCTCTTGTAATTTAAAATGAACTTGCTGGCAAACTCTCTAAATCTTGGCAACATTTCCATGTAAGTCCTAAGCACAGAGCGCATTGGGTTTATCTTTTCAGTTCCGTTTTCCTGGAAACCAAAGTACTTGTACCAAAGCTCTGTCCAACCAATTGTTACAACATAAGAACTTTTCAATCTTCTTGTTTTGTAGAAGATTTTACTATTCATTAATCCAGTGTCAATTCTATTGGCGTATTTCTTCATGGTCTCTTTTCCTTCTTGACCAATCTGACTCATTGCTGGCGCTAGCGCATCTGCAATTCTCTTACCATCTGCAAGCATAGCGATATCGTATCTCATTATTCCAGCGGTTGACCTATCAAGGTCACCTGATATTTTAGGAGAGATAGTAAACTGCTTATTTGCACTTCTACTTATTGGTATTGACATCTCTTTAAAGGTCTTATGTATTTCGTAACCCAAATCAGAAAGCTGCTTCTTAACTTCCCTCACGGTAGTATCAACATCACTGTAATCAAATCTAAATTCTAGAGAATTATCAAACTCTTCTTTATCGCTAGTCTCGTAACCAACGCTACCATTTGCACTTATTGACGGGAACCTCGATGGCATTAGCTGGTCACCGTTGGGTCTAGCTCTGAGTCAACTCTGCAGATTAAAGTTCTTTCCCAAGAGTTGCTTGAGTTCATTACATCTGTAACAACATAAACAAACTTTTCAAGGGCTAAGTTAAATGGAGAGGATGTTACTTTCATCCTGTCGTTTGGTCTAATGTCTGGCATTGCTGCAGTTGCGCCTGTTATCTGATTTTTATTGTAAGCAATTTGCACCCTAACAGTCTTAATGAAAGTTGGGTTATAGGCATCGTTAACTTCGTTGACTGCATTGATTGGCTGTATCCTAGCCTTGCCTGTGTAAAGAGCAGTTACGTTACCAGTCCAAGAGTTGGTGGTTGCATTGTATTGCTGGCTTCCAGAACTTGGGTTATAAATCTGCACAGAAGCAAGCATGAGTCCGTAGCCAACGCCTTGGTTATGCGTAGGCCACTTAGGATGTACAGAGCCTCTAGTATTTAGAGCCAACTGTTATCCCACTTAGTTGTTTGAGGTACAACAATAAAGCTAGTCTCATAAGCGTCAGCAAGGTCATCTTTGTCAGCCTCATCCTGAAGAGCCTTGGCCTGAGCACGTAACTCAGCACCAAGCTTGGCACCATCAGTTGTATAGTCGGCTGTACGGATAACTTTGTTTATCAGTGCCTCAGAGGTAGCAAGCACAAGCTTAGCCTGAGCAGCCGCCCTCTTTACGTTATTAGAGTATAGACTTAGGAAGGCTTGAATCTGGTAGTCATCAAAAATATACGCATCCGCCACAGATGGGTTGGCTAGGTTGTCAAGTTGCTCTGTGTCTGGAATAAGCAAACGAACTTGCCCAATTGCAGTTGCGTAATTTGGAGGATATATGTCTGGTGTCTGAGCCATGTTTCTATTGTACCTTACCTTGAATAATTAACTTGGATTACGGAAGTCTGCCCCAAGTAATCCAGCCTACAATGCCGTCTACTTTAAGACCCTGTTCACGCTGAAATTGCTTTACTCTAGCATCTGTTATTGGACCAAAGATGCCGTCAGCCTTGATACCTAGAACGCTTTGAAGGTACTTGACATTTGAGCCTGTTGACCCACGCTTCAAGAATCTAAGTAGTCTTGGCTTTCTGCTGGCGGGTGGTGGGGTTGGAATAACTGGTGCAACAGGTGCGACTGCTTGGTTGGCTCTTTTGTTGCACTCGGCAACAATGTAATCAAGTTGTGAGATTACAAAGGGTCCTGGGCAAGCTGTTGCTACGTACTGCTGATGCCAAGCAATAAAAAATTCTGATTGAACTTGGTTCTTAATGTTCTTAGCAAAGCCTCGGTTGGCTCTAGGAGAAATGCTTGCATGAAATACAATAACATCAATCAATGCGTCAAGTGCAGCTGGCGATATAGGCCAGTCCCCACCTATGGATGAGTTATCAATCTCAAAGCTAATAGCACTAGGGTCAGGCTCTCCAGCCGTTGAGAAGGGCCTACGCTCTGGATTTACAATCCCTGTTACAGCACCTGAGTTTGAGACGTGATAGGTCGGGTGAGAGTTTCTGCTGTTTTTGTTTGCCACATAGCTAAGTCCGTTTGTGCCAGCTACGTGGTGAATTACAACTCCGTTAACTGCTCTACCGTTACGAGAACCGCCAAATCCGTTATCCTGAATACTAGCTACCTTTGGGTACCATGTCATTTTATTTTCCTATCTATTATGTTCCGCTGACCCACTCTGTGCCATTATAGACCTATTCTATCATAAAGAGTGATTACTGAATTAAACACCAATAAAGTTTGAGCCGTCCCACAACTTGGGAACTACTTGAACGAATGCTGTTCCGTTCCACATGTAAGCAACGCCCTTAACAAAACCAGTTCCGTTCCATATGTTTCCAGTAGAAAGCTCATAATCCGTAAGGGTTAATCCAACACTTACACCAGTAGCTGGAATAAAGCTGTTAAACCAGTTAAAGTTTGTGTAAGCCGATATGGTCCTGCTACCATTAGTTGCACTGTGAGTTAGCCACTCAGTTGCGTTATAGTAAACATAGTTGTTTCCAGAGTTACCAGTGAAGTTATATCCGAAGGAACCAGCACCGCGCTCAGCACCATCGATGCCTATGTTCCAGCTACCAGTACCAGTACCACCAAGAGTGGTGCTTCCGTCCCTAGTGCTACCAATAAGCCTTACTAGACTTCGGTTATTTGCTGGGTCGTTTTGCTCTACATAAACTTCTATGCGCAATATGGCACGAGAGCCAGAAGTTACTTCGTTAGCTGCCATTTAATTAACTCCTAGACAAATCCAAACCATATGTCGCCAACCTGCAAAGCAGTTCCATCTGGTCTTCTAAGTGGTGCCGTTTGTCTGGATACAGAGTGTGTGCCTGATTGGGTTCCCGAAGTGTTTATCGCAGTTCCACCTAGCGTTAGAGACACGTTGAAAGTATTTGTAGCAGAGTTTATAACGTAGTAACCAGTATTTATAGCAAGCCCAGTAGGTAAGGCCCCTGTGGTGGTAAAGTAAACAAAGCTTCCATTTGCGAGGCCGTGAGCGCTTCTTGTTACAACAGCGGGGCTGGCTATGGTTATAGTTGCAGCTGCGCTTGCTACTGGAGTGTTTGATGTCGAAACCGCAGACATTATTACCCTGCTAGCTTGCTGAGGACCACCAGAAATGCTGTTATATCCAGAAACAATTCCTGCAACCTTTGCTTGAGCGTTTGTAATACCTTCGCTAGTTGTGACTAATCCGCTAAAGGTAGCCCCAGCTAAGTTAGCCTTTAAATCTAATGCCGTTTGTTGTGCCGTAGATACTGGCTTGCTAGCATCGGTTGTGTTGTCCACGTTTGCAAGACCAACCATCGACTTTGTAATACCAGAAACCGTGCCAGTAAAGGTAGGAGAAGCTATGTTAGCTTTTGTATCTAAGGTGTTTACTGCATCTGCAAAAGTGACAGTGCTGGTAGCAGTGGATGTTGAAGCATTTGCTGTGCCAGTCCATGCATAATCAATGCTTGCAGTATCGGTTGTGTTGCCGTCAAAGAAGTCACCTGTAAAAGTTGAGCTTAATTCAATAATTGCTGAATCGATAAAGAAGGGAGCCAATGAATCGCCTCTAATGTTTATGTTTGCAGTGGAAGAAGCGTTAGCAAGAACATTTGAAACTGTAATCTTTTGCCAAGTTGTTCCGACTGTGGCTGACGTTTCAGAAGTTCCACCGCCAGCGTCTAGTCGAACTCGAATTGTTTGACTTGAAGACTCACATCTAACCCAAACAGCAGCGCTATAAGTCTGACCAATAGTCAAATTATTATTGTAATAGTAAGCGGAGTTGTCTCCGTCGGTAAATTCCAAGCGAGCGCACCAGGAACCAGTTTGCGGGGTTGTGCTTACTCTAGTTAAAGTGTCGTAGTCACTTGTCCAGCTTGTTAAGTTAGTTTCAAAGTTTGGATTAGTAACTAAGTTTGTACGAACCTTAGTGACGCTAGGATTGGGGGCATTTACCCACTGCGTGTTGTAATCAGTGCCGTCAATTTTCGCCAAAAGCTGGTTAGTAGTTCCGCCAGCTGCAACTCCTGCACCAGTTGCACCTGTTGCACCTGTGGCACCAGTGACGCCCTGAATACCCTGAATACCTTGAGGACCAGTAGCACCAGTAGCACCAGTGGCTCCAGTAGCCCCAGTAGGACCAGCTGGTCCAACATTTCCAACAGAAACAATAATCAAAATGACAGGATGATTGCTAGGGAAGTTTGTTGTGCCAGTACCTCCTGAATTAACTAAAGTTACTGGAAACTCATCCCAAGTTGCGTTTAGTGTTGGTGTCCCCGATACTTCCCAAGTTTGGAAATTAGCCGCATTGTTTTTGTCTTGAATAATAAGATTGTCGTACTGGTTAATCAAATGAAGAAAAATGCTGTCATCTTGTGAATCTGAGTCTATGTGATTGACTCGCAAAACAGTAGAGCTACTTTGAGTTGCATTATTCCAACCAAGTTGGTTTGTTGCTGGGTCGCCGCTTGTGGTGTTAGTTCGAGTGTTGTAGTGGTAATGAGTTGAGCTATCTCCAGTAGGACCTTGAGGCCCAGTTGCGCCAGTATCTCCTGTGTCTCCTTTGTCACCTTTAAGACCCTGGATGCCCTGAATACCCTGTGGCCCAGTTGCGCCAGTGTCTCCCGTATCGCCCTTGTCACCCTTAAGACCTTGAATACCCTGTGGGCCAGTTGCACCAGTAGCACCAGTTGCACCTGTTAAACCAGTAGGGCCAGTGTCACCAGTGTCACCTTTTGGGCCAGTAGGCCCTTGGGGACCAGTTGCACCAACTGTATAAAAAGTTCCATTTGCACTTGGAACTGGGGCAAGCATCGTGAGGTCAACCGTAGAGCCACCAGCAAGAGTAAAGCTAAATGGCTGAACTGTTAGCTGAGAGCCATCTTGCTCAGTAAGTCTAAAGCTAGCTTCCCAGGTCCAGTTTACTGGATTGCCATCTGCGTCATCTGTTGCTACAAGTACTATTCCCCTTGTTGTTCCGTAGCCGCACAGATAACCTTCTGAGTCTAATGTTGCCTGTACTGTTGCTGGCAATATTGTAACTGGGTCTGGGGATGCGGTGTTGTTTTTAATTAACTTAGTTGATGCAGTAAATACAACAACACCTGAGGCAGCTATTGCATCAGGCTCTAAACCAGAATCGCTTGAGTCTTGATAGCCTACAATAAACCTACCCTTGACGGTTCCGTAAGATAGGTTGCTAGGAATGTTAGCCATATTTAGTCTCCTATGTCCCCAATAAGCACGTAAGTACTTCCGAGGCATTTAATGTATGCAGCTGACCACTGTTGTGCTGTTTTTAGTTTAGCATTTTTAGAACTTAAGGTAACACCAGCTCCTGCCTGAAAAGTAATTTGACCAGATGCCGTTTGTAAAAAGTTTACTTCCTGACCAGATGCAAGCCCTTGAACAGTTACGGTTATAGGTGCAGAGTTTGTAATTAGCTGACCAGCGTTAGTGGATGTAAGGGTAATGTTAGAAGACAATTCATTCACAAACTGTGCCGAACTCCAATCGCCTGGAGTGCCTAGATTATAAAAAGTTCCATTAGCATCTGGCACAGGAGCAGCTGTTGTTAAATTAACACTGCCACCACTCGGTAGTGAAAAACTAAAAGGCTCTATAGCAAAAGATTCTCCGCTTTGGTCGGTTAATCTAAACTCTGCTCTCCAGGTCCAGTTCACTGGGTTGCCCTGTGGGTCATCGGTTGCTATAAGGTTAATGCCTCTTGTTGTTCCGTAGCCACAGAGATAGCCTTCAGAATCTAGAGTAGCTTCAACCGTAACTGGAAGCACACTAACTGGGTCTGGAGAGGCTGTTACGTCTTTAAGAATAGTTATTGAGGGCGTAAAAAATATACTACCAGATGCAGCAATTGCGTCTGGCTCAGACCCAGAGTCTGCAGAGTCTTGGTATGCAACGATAAATCTACCACCCACGGTTCCGTAGGATAAGTTGCTTGGAATGTTAGGCATTATAATCTAATTCTATCATAGCTAGGTAATTAGTTTTCGGGTTGCAAAATTTGAATATCAAAGTCAATTGGCTCATTACCCTCGCCAAGCCACGCAAGATATTCAGCGTAATCTGTATTGCCTTCAACAAAAGGAATCGTAGCTAAATCAGAGAGTCTTACTACTGCATCAAAGTTAACTGTTCTACCGTCTGGCAAAATTTGCCCCATTTTCATATACATTATAACTCCGCCGTTGCTGTGTATGAAAGGCTGTAGCTAAAGTAACCAAAACCTGCGTTTGCCCTAGCGCCTCTATGAACAAATCCGCTTGCTACGGTGCTCTGTATTCCACCGTTAGTAGCATTGTCACCATTTGTAAATGTTGTTGATACAGTTGGAGCGATTCTCATAGTGGTTGGAAAGCCAAGAAAAACCACAGCTCCAAAACCGTTGGTGTCAGTTTGATAACCAAAGTTTATTGTGGGAGATGCTTGATAGTACCTTTGACAAGCAGCAAGCTCAGCTTGGATGCTTGGAGAGTTTCTTTGGAATGGGCTAGCAAGTGGGGTCTTATTTGGTTCATTGTTGTAATTAATCTCTAGCTGAACGCCAGCGTATAAAGTTTGAGTTGAGGTAGTTGTTGCGTTTCTAAAGATTTTTATAGCATAGCCTCTACTTGCAAGAGGATTTACATGAAAAGTTGCTGTGTACCTAACCCAAGAATTAACAGTTGCAGTTGCTGCAAAAACTCCATTTTTGTCTGCTGTTTCCGAGACCCAGTTATCATCAGAATTTGGGTATGAAGTAGACCAGTTTATTCCACTACTTCCAGTTTGTGCATTAACCCACACCGAAAGAGTCACAGCTCTTCCAGCAAAAGCAACAGAATTTGAAGATTCAATTCGTTGCGTAATTGTTGGATTAGTTCCGCTATTTGAAACAAACGATAAAGCATAGAGGCTTTCCGACCTTGGTTCAGCATAACCAAAAGATAGAGCAGCTCTTGGTGGATTTAGAGACCTTGAAACCGTAAAAGAACCAGCAGAACTTGAAGCAATCCAACGGTCTGCGGTGTAAGAGTTATTTGTTGTAAAACCAGTTGTTCCACGTTGCCAAATATCAAAAGCCCCATTTAGAATATGGTTCCTTGAGCCAGAGACTGCAGTTAAAAAGTTTCCATTTCCTTCATATCTACCAGTTGTAATAAAATCTGCCGCGGTTATCCTACCAGATGGGTCAATGTCAGCAACTTTTACATCCGAGGTACTGTAAAATTCTGCTATAGCGTACTCAGAATCAAGGTCGTTATTTCCATAAACTTTTAAAGCAGGTTGGGAGGCTGGATAAACCCCACCAAGACTTGCGTGTGAATCAGTCGTAAGGCTATTCATTGTTTGCGACGACCCTGAAAGTGAAATGTTTCTATTAACCCAGTTTGTTCCGTTGTACTGAAGAACATGATTGTTAAAGGGTGATGAAACAACAACGTCAGTTAGGCTGTCTAGGTTGCCTCCCCCTCCCGCTGGTCCAGTAGCACCTTGGATACCCTGAATACCTTGAGGACCAGCAGGACCAGTGGAACCCGTTTCCCCAACTAAACTTGCAAGCCACTCAGCTTCGGTTCCGACAAAGCCTTCAATGACGGCAACTTGGTATGCCGAGAAACCATTGCCACCTTGAGCGCCAGTTGGACCCTGAGGTCCAGTAGCTCCTTGAGGTCCAGTATCACCTGTGTCACCCTTAGGACCTGCAACCCCTTGAGGGCCTTGGTCTCCAGTATCTCCCTTTGCACCAGTTAAACCAGTATCTCCCTTGATACCTTGGATACCTTGAGGGCCAGTGTTTCCAGTATCACCCTTAGGACCAGTCTGACCCTGAGGCCCTGTTAGGCCCTGTACGCCCTGTGGACCGACTTCTCCTTGTATACCCTGGACACCCTGGGGTCCTTGAGCACCAGTGGCTCCTGGAGCACCCTGTGCCCCGTCAGAGCCATCTAATCCTGGAAGTCCTTGTGGCCCCTGAGGACCTTGCGCCCCATTAGCACCAGCAGGTCCTTGTGGTCCCTGAGGTCCTTGTGGTCCCGCTGGTCCAGCAGCACCATCCCCAGAAGCACCGCCTCCGCCTGAACCCTTTTTATCAATGCGCTCAATTTCGTCTTCGACAACTTCTGCCCATTCACGAGATTGCGTGGGTAGGTTGTTATCAGGCCAAATTATCATGATATACCCATTCTATCAGTCAATGTAAGGAGGACCACCCCAGAGAAAACTCGACAGGGCGGTCCTCACACAACACACACGATGAAAGGAGGTACATCGTGTAGTGCTATTCTACCATATATTACTTGTTATTCTCCACAACAAATTTAACCTCACAGGCATCTGTGGTGCAGTAAGCGTCTCCAATTGCATCGGCTGCCATGCCAGCGTAAACGCCAGCTAGGTCAATCTCAAATAGCTTCATTGCATACTGGTCATACTCAGCCTGTGTAATCTGCGTGTAAGGCATCTGTGGGTAAACGTGGTTTCCAGAAGGCAGGAAGCTGACGGTCTTTAGCTGACCATCGTACATGTGAAGCACGCTTCCAACATCCTTGGATTCAGTCTCAGGGTCGAAAGTAATAGTCACAGACACCGAGTTATCTGACCACCACTTCTGTGCGGTTGCAGCTAGAGCCATCTTCTCATAAATTGAGACATCTCGTTCTGCTCTTTCGGCATCAGATTTGACTGGGAAGAATACAACGGATGTACTGTCTGGTGATTCACTGGCTGGCTCAACTGTATAGTTAGCCATTTTAAATAGTGGCAACATTGGGTCAGTGTTTGAAAAGCGGATTGCACGAAGGAAGTACTTGCCACCTGGGGTCCAGTGAACTCCTGGGGATTCTCCAGCAAGGATTGAAACTGTGCCAGATGGTTTTACGGTTGTAGTCTTAATAGACTCACGAACGCCTAGCCACTCTGAGTAGGTCTCATCGTACTTTTTGACAACTGCGTAGCCTTCATCCATCCACTTGCTTAGTGCAGGTAGACCATGGATATCGGCAAAGTTTGCAATACCAGACATTGAAGTTCCAATACGGCGATTACGCTGCATGATTGCGTTTGTTTCCTCCCAGTGGGTTGGGAGCAAGGTTACAGTCTTTGCGTAAAGGTAAGCAAACTTTAAAGTACGCTTGTAATCTTCTAATGACTCGTGACGGTTTAGGTAGGTCTCGACCAGTGTACACATCTCAAAGCTTTCAAGACTCTGCTCGGCACAAGGGTTAAAGCCGACCACTCTGTGGTCTTTGTTATTGGCTGGGTCAGCTAGTCTTCCGTACTTACGGCTCATGTCCATCCAGATAACTCCTGGCTCACCGTTCATTGCAATGTGGTCCACAATTGGGCTAAAGTCAGTGCCAACAGAAACCTCTACAGAGTTATTGGACATCCAAGCCCAACCTGGGTTAGCAGGGTCGTAGCTGTTGCGGTCTGGGAACTTCTCTGCGTTTTTAAGATTCAGGAAATCCTCATCATCAATCCTACCGATTAGAAGCTCTGCTGAACGGCGAACGTTTCCAGAAACCACGCAAACACCAATCATGTTTCCAATGTCTGCTAGGTCTCTGCGAGTAAGCTTTTCGCCAGCCCTGCCAGTGAATAGTTTTCTAATGTGGTCGTGCAACTTAATTAGTGGCTCAGGTCCAGATGCAGTTCCACCAAAGCTTTTAATTGGGCTACCATAAGGACGAACCTCGCTGTAGTCAAACTCTAGGGCCTGCTGGTCAGCTTTTAGGTATGAGTTGATAAGTGCGACTGTAGATTCCTGCCAGCCCTCACGTGTGTCTGGGATTAGGTATTCTTGTGTGCCAGTTGGCTCGTAAATGTCAAAGCCTTTGTCTGCACCCTTATCATCAAAGCCTACACCCACCCCAAGCATAGATGCTTCCATCAAGAAAGCAAATGGCTTTCCTGGGTTTGCCTTGGTCATTTCGTTAGTAGAAACGAAAGCACAGTTCTGAAGTGCTGCAGAGTTCTTCTGCCTATTTACAATATCAGTTCCCATGACCCAAAGGCCACGGCCTGGTGGGGTCCACTTTAGGTCAAACAATCTTGCGTAAGCTTCCTTGGCAGAGGCCTGAGCCTTGCTGTCGTTCCAAGGTAGACGGCTTTGCTTTGCGTGGTCCTTCTGAAGTGAGTACATTCCGTTGATAACACGTTCACAGACATCAGCCCAAGTTTCCTTGGTGCCGTCTTCTTTAAGGCGTGAGTAGGTTCTTAGAAAAGTTATTTCACCAACCGAGTTACCAGCTACATCTTGGTAGCCAAACGGTGCTTTCTTGGTGCGGTATTCTGATACAAATTCTTCTGTTAGTTTGAATGAAAAAATTTAAAGTCCTCCTTTAAGGTTAATTACTAGTTTGGGGTTGGAGGACTATTATACCATTGTCTAGTATTCTATCCTTGTAAACGTAATTCCTGGGTAGTTTTCACCGTAACTTGACAGATGAGATATTTTTGTTTTTACTCCAGGTCTTGGAGAATGAATGTAAAAACCATCGCCAATATAAATACCGTTGTGGTAGGCAGTTTTGCCGTTGCTAGATGTAAAAGAAACAATGTCCCCAGGAAGTGGTTCATGCACTAAATTTCCAGATAACATTTGTATTGCAGCTGAGTGGTAAAGGTCTACTCCAAGGTCAGCGTAAAACCACTTAACCAATCCAGAACAATCCCAACCCTTAGGTGTAGAGCCAGCAAATACATACCACGTTTTACCAACATAAGTATTTAGTTCTGCTATTCTGTTATTTGTTTTTTCAGTTCTGATTTTTAACTGATTGCTAATTTCTTCATTTTTAATTCTAAGTTCTTCAGCTTTTTTATTTTCTATTAACATTTGAATAAAAGAAGAATAACTTTGTTTAGGATTAGGGTTTTTCTCAGGAGTATCTGCGTAAGCTTCTGGCCCCCAAATTACGAGAGCTAGTGCTAGCGTTAAAATTATTATAAGCTTTTTCATTGGACCACCTTTCGTTTCCTTAGTGCTGGTCTTTTGTAATTATGCCCCTATTAAATTATTCATCTATTATAGCACATTGTGCGGATAAAAGAAAACCCCCTCCGAAGAGGGGGCAATCTTATTGGGATGTAGGGCTATTAGCTACCTGCACCAGTTGAAGCGATAGTTCCAGCAGGAACAAAGAATCCACCAGTAGCGATGTGGCGGATTCTCATCTGCCAGTCATCGTTATCGAATGAACCGTAGTTCTCAGGAACATCTCCGCCACCTAGAGCAACTCCAGCTGCAGACTTGACACGAAGCTCAGGAGCCTCGAAGCCACGAAGGAAGCCAAGAACTACGCTTGGGTTTAGGGTTGCGCTTGGTACTGGGATTAGGAACCAGTAGGCACCTGCACCAGAGTTAATCTTTGTAATCCAGTCGTTAACAACAACCTCAACCTGAGAACCGATTGGGTTTCCAGTGATGGTCTTGGTTACGATTGAACCAACAGTCGCTGATGTCTCAACAGTCTGAACTGCAAGAATCTTGCGTGCAGTAAGCTCAAGCGCACGTGGGATTACCAATGCGAAGCGGCTTACAGGCTGGATTAGCTTGCCGTTGTACTGCTGTAGGTTTGCAGCCTCGATAGCCTTCTCTAGGTTCTCTAGAGTTAGCGCACCGTTGCCAGAGAACAAGTTGTTGTTTCCTGACTTGAAGTTAGAAGTGTTTAGACCTGAGCTTGCAACAAGCTGCTTGGTAACTTCTTCGTCTTCTTTTCCAGCAGCCTTTAGGCCTAGCTCGATTGGTAGACGCTCTAGTAGTGAGATGTTTCCATCGTTAACAACAGCTTCCCATGAGAAACGTACTCTCTGTCCAGCCTTCTTAACTGCGAAGTCTGCCTCGGTTACCGAGAAGAAACCAGCGCTTGGGTACTCATCGTACTCGCCAACGGTAGGAAGTGAACCTTCACGGAACTTGTCTCCCTGGTTGTCGAGTCCTGCGTCCTCGTAGCGAAGGTTTAGGAACTGCTGCTTGCGGAAGTCATCAACAACTAGACGAGTTGCAAATCTGTCCCACACCTTTGGAGTGGACTCGTAGTTCTGCAATAGAATCTTGTTGATTACTGGTGCTAGTTGAATAGGTAGGTCGCTTGTGGAAATACCTTCTTGTAGCTTTAGCTTGTCACGGCGGTCTCCACGAAGTGCACCTTCGAGAAGCTTAGCTGCTTCAACCTGTCTTGATGTAGTGTTTTCTGTCATTTTTACCTATCCTTAGTTCTGCGCTAGACGGACAACAACGAAGCCAGTTAGAACCTCGACTACGTGTCCCATTAGCTTTGCGCTAGTTGCGGAAACCTGGGCCTCTGGAATAACTCCAGTGGTTGAGTTAGCAACTCCATATGCCTTTGCGCCTACGGTAAATGTGTCACCAGACTTCGATGCAATTTTAAAAGCACCATCTAGCTTTAGAGTAGCATACTTGTTGCCATCTTCGCCAGTTACTGCTGTGTTTTGTGCAACACCAACAATGTCCCCAACCTTCACAGCGTTGCCAGATACGACAGCGGTGTTAACTGGGAATACTAGCTCGTTGGCATATTTGTAAATTTCATTAAGAGCCATTTACTTATTCCTTACTTTACTTGCCAGCGATGCGAGACACAATTGCGTCTAGCTCGTCAACTGGGCTGATGTTTGATGCCTCGTGGATAACACCATAGGTGTCAGCTGCGGGGGTTGATACAGACTCGCTAACTGCGGTGACGTATGCTTTCTCGTCTTCAATTAGTTCATCTACGGACTTTTCAGAACCAGCCTTCATTGCCTCAGCTACACGCTGAAGGGCAAGCTTAGGTAGGCCTGACTCGTTGAATTTAGTAGCTACATCTACTGGGTCAATAGCTGGCTCAAGAGTTTCCTCTTCAGCTGCAACTTCTTCCTCAGCAGGCTTAGCTGCTTCCGCCAAAATCGAAACTGATTCGATAACAGGCGAGATTGCCTCAACGAAGGCTGCTTTGAGGTCAGCAATAGCTGCGTCAAATTCTTCCTTGCTAATGGACATTCCATTTCCTTCCGATAAGGATTCTGTTACCTCAACGGTACCAGCATCTTTTCTGGTGTAGCTTTCAAGAAGAGAAATAAATTTCCCTCCAGCTCCAGCTACGGTTACAACATCTACACTTGTTAGCGCATCGGCTACTAAGCTTTCGATGATAGGTCCTTCACGACCCTCTGCTTCTCCAAGACTGGCTTCGCCAAGTGCACGGATAGACAAACCTACATCCTCGTACATCTCCTTGATGATAGGAGCGTAGTGGGAGTAAAATTGGATTTCTGCGACAAGTCCGTTTTCGGTAAAGTAAGCATCTGAGGTAAGTTTACCAGCTAGCTTCTCAACGTCTCTTTCAGGACGGTCATTCTCTTCATTGATTGAAGGGTGGTTCATAAAAACTTTAGTACCCTTTTTAAATACGTTTGGTCCATACTCACGAAGCATTTCTGCTGGGTAATAACCTGAGCTACCCCAACCAGCCTCAATGACTTTGACTTTCCATTTATTGCCCTTGGCGGGTTCAAAGGTAAGACCAAGATTTTCTCTTAGCTCAACGCTCATAAAATTCTCCATATAGTTATACGTACAAATACTATTATAGCATACTACGAACTATGCTAAGGGAGCTGCGTCTGCGTCTCTCAAATCATTTGCGTTGTCTTGCAAAGAACCAACTGCTCCAGTGTTACCCTGAGATGGAATTGCAGAACCAGCGTCTTGTGCTTGGTCTCCAGCAACTGGAGGTAAGCCTGCGTGTAGCCTTGGAATGTCAAGGGTTTCGATGACAGCTTCACGGTATTCGTCATCCCAGATAGCATTAGTCTCTCTAGCCAAAGCTAGGGCCTGCATCATTCTCTGGCTTGATTCGGTTTCAATCTTAGGCCAGTTAATCTCTACATCTCTAGAACCAAGGAAGTCCATAACTCTCTTGTAGAACATGGTCCAGACGTGCTGTCTAGCTTCCATTGCTTTAATGGTTGGAATATCTAAAGTCTGTGCAGTTCCATAGGCACCAGAAGTTCCTGGGTCTGAAAGCAAAGCTACAACTGAAACTTCTAATGCGCTCGCAACCATAGAACCAAGTGGTCTACCATCGCTTAGGTCAATTGAGTTTGCACGAGGTAAGCTTGATAGCTCCATGTCGTTTCCAACAACTGCGGTAGAAGCAGAAGTTGCAGGTGTTGCAATAGCTGCAGCTGCGTTAGTTGCACCAGCACGTGTCTTGCTCTTTAGTTGCCAAGCAAACATAGCCAGTGCCTTGAGCATACGTGAGCCATCTTTTAGATACTCGTTGTATGCGTGTGCCCAAGGTAAAGCTGGGAAAGCATCTGGAATACCCCAGATAGAACCAGCTCTACGGTTTACACGGGATGCAAACATTCTGAAAGTTGTGTCAACTGGCTGGTTTTCAATTCTTGCAACGTATCTTCCGTTGGCTGGGTTGTAAGTGTCAGCTGGATACCAAACGTTTAGTAGCTCATCTGAACCACCAGAACCAACTAGGTTCGATGCTTTACGTGTCCAAGTCCTGCGGTAGTACCAAATGTCTTCATCGTCATCTGGGTTTGTAACTACAGCAGAGACCTGAGTGAAGGGAATACGCTGAAAAGCTTTAGTGCTTATGTTTCCAAGAACAAAGAACTGTCCATCTGTGAAGTGGCTACGCTCGTTAATTACCTGAGCTTCTGGGGAGAATAGAACATCTTGGTTCTGCTGTAGCTCCATAAGTCTTTTAACTCTTGGTGGCTGTTCATTAAAGTTAATGCCACGACCAAAGATGTAGGAAGTGCGAAGTGCAGAGCCACGCTTTAGCAGCGGGTTACCTTCTGCTGTTTGTCTTGCCTTCTTGGAGATATCTTTTATCTGAGTTAGCGTAAATCCTGTTTCGGTTACTGCACCAGATGGGTTCCAGCCTGCTTCATCGAAGGCAAGCACTGCCTGAGCCATGGAAGTATAGCTCTCACGAAGCAATTCATTCTCTGCTAAAGTTGCGTTAAACTGTTCTGAAAGTTTGGTAAAGTCCATTAAAAACATCCTAAAGTTATATAAAAACTATTATAAGGTATAGTTTACCATACCCAGTCTTTATAGAAAGGGTATTGAGAGTCCAATATGTTGTAGTCGTAGCTGATTAAATCGCCAGCTTTCTTATCTTTATAGCTGCCATTTACTATGTGAGATAGGTCTGCTGCAGCATATGTCAGTGCATCCAGGCTGTCAGGGGAGCTAACGCCACGAGAACGCATGTCATCTTTAGATTCAATCTGTATTGCACCCTTAGATGTAAACTTATATTGAATCATAAGCATTTCATCTAGCAGGCTCTTATCGTCTGGGTCTAAATCTAGCCTACCATCAGACATAGCTTCTCTAAGGGTATCGTAGATGTGGGCACGGGCGTTTAGCCAGCGCATCCTGTCTGGGCTAGCTGCAGAACCCAGCATAGAAATAACAATGTACTTCTCGCCTGCTAGGTTAGCCAGCATATCCACAACTGGGCCACCCAAACCTGCAGCGTCCACTCGAACCTCTGATACTCCATGCTCAAGTGCCATCCTGTGAACCCTGTTAGCAGACTCTACGGCTGTGGCTTTAGACCAGGTTTCTAGCTTGCGACATCTACCACCACGGTTTATGTACACAACAGACTCATCTTCACCGAAACGTGCAAGGTCAACGCCGAGAACAGCTGTGTTCTCATTGTCATCTACAATCTCAGTGTCAATTGCTTTGTCAATAGTGCTTTGAGAAAAGAATGTGTTGTCAGCTTCATCTGGGAACTCGCCAAGCACCTTAGATTTGAATCTAGCAGATTCTTCTCCCCAGGAAATCTTCTGCTTCTCCACCCACTCTTTTTGAATTAGCAAAGGCTTTAAAGTTTCTGGCACAACCTCTGATGTAAAGTTAGGTGTGTCATACGCTGAAATAGAAATCTTATTCCAAGTCGGGTCCTCACGGAAGATGCGGTGAAACTCTGTGCCTCGGCGGTCAGGGTTTCCAATTGCAAGTACTCTAGCATCTGCGGTGTTGGTAACAGCTTCGGTAGCGGTGTACAAATCAAGCGGGATACCACCAGCCTCATCCAAAATTACAAACACGAATCTACGGTGGATACCCTGGAACGCAGACACGATGTCAGTATCAGCAGGCCTACGACCAAAGCCAATCAGGGTGCCGTAATTATCTTCAAGCTTCCATTCTTCTGACTGGTTGATGTGCCCAGGAAGTGAGAAGCCACGCTCCGCTGCAATCTTGTGATTGTCTTTTAGTTCACGAAATAAAACACGTGCAATCTGTGGATAGGTAGGTGCGGAACAAATCAAAGCAACTTCGTACGGGTCGTGAACTGCAACCCACCAAGCTCCCAGTATTCCTGCTAGCGCAGACTTACCTGCACCGTTACAGCTTACTACAGCGGTGTGAGTGTTCTCAACTACGCTTTTTGCAATTGCCTGCTGTTTAGACCACAGGCTTTTACCCAGTACGTCCGAAGCCCAAGCTTCTGGGTCTGTTAGGTAAACTGAGTTTTTGCTACGCTTGCGTAGGTCAGCGATAACACCGTCAATAACGTTATCAATCATCTTCGTCTGGCTCTAGTCTTCTAAATCCAATGTGCAACTCTGGCTCAGTAAGGTCAGGTGCTATGTCGCTTCTAGCCATGTCTACAATTGCCAAGTCACCATGCTTAGGCGTGGAGCACTTATGAGAGGTACGCCAAGAGTTTAGTAGTTTTAGTTCATCACTACGCTCTGCCGTGAAAGAAGCCCCACAGCTACAGACTTCAGACAGGCTCATTATCTTCTATCTCATACTTTGCTTTTTGTAAACCATCGGCAACTAATTCCTCTAGTTCGCTTCTTGTTATGTTTGGATATTTTTCTGCAAGCTGTTCTTTGGCAAAGTTTAGTGCGGTATCCATTGCTCGAAGTAGAACTCGTTCTTGGAAGTGGCTTAGCTTAATCATATTCTCATCCAGCACCTGCTGTTGCCCATCCAGACGCTTGCCGATTATTTCTAGAGTCTTAAGTAGTAGCCTAGCTGATTCTGGGTCACCAGCTTGGATTGCGTGTGGTGCTAAGGATTCTTTTAGTTCGTGCATCTCTGCAAGTAGTAGCTGACGCTGTTCGTGTTCAGTCCAGATGTCACGGGTTGAAAGTAACTGCTTTACGTGTAGCACAGCTTGAGCTGCAGGTATGCCAGTTAGCTTTTCCATTTCCGTGCCCGACTTGCCACCTGCTGCAGCTTTAATCAGCATCTCATCTAGTACTGAAACTTCTTTTCCCATTAGAGTCCCTTACGCCATTTTTTCTTTGGTGGTTTTGGCACAGCTTGCCAGCTATCAACCAGATGGTCAATCTGTTTCTCTAACTGCACAAGGCGGTCATGGAGTTTATTTTGCCCCAAGATGATATCCCGAATCACAGCTTCAACCTCATTGGGCTTTTGCTCTTCTGGTTCTGGAATCGGGTCGGTCAATCCTCTAGACATATTGCTCCTTAAGTTTTAAAAATATGCAGAAATTTTTTTTAGTCTTGGTTTTCGTTGGGTGTGTATTCGTCTCGATAGGTTTCAATGGCTACGTCAATCAGGTCCCAGACCTCGTAGTCACCTTCCTCCATCTCAAAGAACACCGTCCACTCGTCCCCAAGTGTGCGTTCGGCAAAGGTAGCTGACCACACCTCGGTCTCCCCTGGGTCGTGCAAATCTAGGCTTAGGGTGTAGTCCCCGTAGCCTTCTATGTTTACGATTAATTCTGACATAGTGCTATCTTAGCATATAGTAATAATTGTGGCTACAGTTGCTGAAAAGATTGGAAAAGGCGCTGAAGTGGATACGGGTGTGCCGCGGGGGAATCCCCTGTAAACTGGCTAATAAAATGATTTGTTTGGTACGTCTAGGTTGCGTTTTTGGTCTTGACAGGGTTAGCAAGTCTGCTAGATTTTACTTAGCTAGAAAATGTCTAGCAGATTAGGAAGGTATCAAAATGGACGAAGTGTTCGAGATTCTAGACTTGCGAACTGAGCAAGCTAACCTAGACGAGCGGTTCAACATCAACGAAGTAATTCGGTCAGTATTCGGCGATAGTGTCGAGGTTATCGAGTTTGAGCCATACGGCGAGGGCAACTAATGCTAGGCTGGGACTGCTGGCTATGCGAAGCAACACTAACCAAAAGCAACACGCAAGACTGGGAAGCGGAAGGCGGTTGCTGTGACGAGTGCTGTGAGCGTGAAGCTGACCGATACGCTGAACGAGTAATTGACGAGCAACGGGACGAGCTAACGATAAGTTACTACCGAGGCAACTAAAAACAAGAGCTGGGCAACTCTCTAAACTGCCCAACCAACCAACTAACTAAGGAGAGTAATGTTTAGGCTTTACTGGCAACTATCAACAGGTGAACGGCGCTATTGTGGACAATTCGCAACAGAGCAAGAGGCACTAACGGCACGCTGGAATTGGGCAACCCGTGGCGAGGTATTGGGAATAGAATCACCAACGGGGCAACTAATCTAACCCCAACCCGTGATTAGCTAACGGCTAACACTTGGGAGCGAGACCCAACACGGGACGGCTTAGGCAACCGCCTAACCATAACAAAGGAGATACAGTGGACAGCTACAAGACTATTGAAACCAAGTTAGCCAACCGCCAACCCTTTACAGGCAACAGCCTAAAGGGATACTGGGAGGGCAACACTTACAGGGTAATCAGTTAT